GGGCTGAGTCAGCCTGCTTGCGATGTCCATAGTGGGATCGATGGCCGACGTGATGGTCTGCTTGGCAGGCTTAGCAAGGGCCTGGAGACCGCTTACTATGGCCTTGCCGCCTGCTTGCATCTTCTTAACCTTGCCGCCCTTCTTGTAGCCAGCCTTTTGAAGCTTGGTCAGCAACTCTTCGGATAGGAACTGGGAAGGCGCATAGCCTCGAGTCCAATCCATGTATCCAGGCTGACGACCCTTCTCGGTAAGGACCTTGTTGATGTAGTCCTCCATTAGCAGTTCTCGTGGCGCAGGCATGAAGCTGACGCCAAGATCCTCGCCTTTGAGGATGGTCGGGAAGGCCGGGTGAAGGTCGGGCCTGTCCATCATCTCGCCGCTAAGCTGGAAGAGGCGGTTGCCAAGCGAACCTGTCGGCACTTCCAAGAGCGCCGGATCTGTCGTGCGCTGAATGATCCGATCGTAATCGAAGATCTGACCTTTCTTACCGCCAACGCCGATACCTCCCATGACGTCAGCAGCGGCTGCGCGTTTATCGAAAGTGTCGACAAGCTTGCGGAACTTCCTGGGGTTCGTAATGTCGACGTCGGCCGGGAATAGGTTCTTGCCCTCCTTATCGACCACCGAGGCAAGTTTTGCGTTCAGGGTGTCTTTGAGTTCGGGCGTAAGCTTTTCTTGCTTAACGCCGCCCATAAACTCCTTGTAAAGGCGGTCAAATACCATTTGGTTCGACTTGTGCTGGGTCGGTGTTCCGAGCATGGTCGTCCAGATCGCTTGGCCTTCAGGCACGCGGCGATTGGACCCTATGATGGTCTGACCCACTCCAGGCGTCTTAACGCCCCAGGTCGCACCGGCATAACGCGGGTCGGTAAGCTGAATACCTGAGAATCCCGGACCGCCAAGAAATCCCTCTCCGACTTTAGTTCTATCGGCCTGGGTGATCATCAGTGTCTTGCCTTCGTGCTTACCCAAAGCTTCGGACGGTAGGATGAGACCAGTCTCGGTGATCTCCAGGATTCTCTTCTCGATGTCCTTGGGCATTTCCATGTTCAAGCCAGTCTTGCCCTGGAAGCTTTGACCAGGAAGGGCCTTAAAAGCCTTCTCAGCGGCCTTCTTGGCTAAGCCACCGCCTGCCATGCTTACGAGGCCGCCTCGAGCACCGCCCTGGTAATTGCCAGGATCGTCCGGTTTGGCTGTAGGTACGATCGGCGTCGTTGAGTCGACCGTGGTGGCTGTTGGGTCGGTAACCGCTGGGCTGGTAACCGTCGGACTGGTCGTCGTAGATCCCGCAGGCGGGACGTAGGTCGACAGCTTGGGTGCCAGGGCATTCAGGCGTGCGGTCTTGGCGGCTGCCAATTGATTCTGACGGGCAAGACGATCAGCGCCTTGATTGGCAAACTGAGCGGCTCGGTTTTTGGCCATCAGGCTCGAAGCTGCATCCCTTGCTACGGACTGCTGTCTCATTTGGCCCAGGCCGGTCGCTATGGGATTGATTCCCCTGTAAGGAATACCGCCAGCAGCCATATGCACGAGACCGCCTGCTGAATTGTCTGCACGCCACTGGTCGACGCCAGTTGCGCCTATGCCATCGTCAGCGTGGGTACCGTCAACATAACCGCCGTTCGCAAAGCCACGGCCGGACATATCCTGGGCTACGCTCGGATCGTAGATTGCATAAGCCTTGCCCGTCGCGTTGGGCATTTGAGTCCCGGCAAAGCCAGCGTCGAGGATCTCCTGGCGGATCATATCCTTGCCGATCCCTGGCTTGACCATGGCCTGCCTGCGCAGCATGTCGTAGTAGTCAAGGCCTTCCATTTGGCCTTGGGGCGTGTCATACATCTTGTCGAACATCAGCATTCGGTTGCGATCAACGTCGACAGGCGTGACGTTAGCTCCAGGCTGATTGCCGGTGAACTTGTTGGCGTACCGGGGAAGCTCTGCCGTGTAAAAGGCGCGACCCATCGAGGCATGGGGATCTGCCCTCATGATGTCGAACTTGCCCTCGATCGGGATACGCTGGCCAGAGTAGACGCGCATGAAGTCAGGCTCGGGCCCCTTGAGCACCTCGGCTACCGGCTTGGGCGCCTTGGGCATCATGGACTCGACCTTCTGCATATTGTTTAGCCTGCCTGCCATCTTTTGCAGTGCAGCATTGGTCCCAGCCCCTCCGGCCATCGATGCAGGGACCGACCCGAAGGTCTGGCCCATCTGGGCCGTGTGAGCGCGGTCAGGCTGCGTTAAAGGGTTTGGGGTCATGCCTCGTAAGGCGTGGCTCATTTCTTCGCTTGTAGGCCCTTGTAGGCCCCTTGCAAGCATGGCTGGCATGAAGCCTGCCGTCTTGATGTTGCTTAGCGCCTGGGTAAGATCGCCTGCCGTACCTAAGCTTTCTGCTAAGGCGCCTCGTACCGCACCGCGGCCCATGTCGGCTAGGCCTTGCAGGGCCTGGGGGATGAACGTCGGATTCTTCTGGGCGCGTGGGTTTGACATGGTGGTCCCTAAACCGCGTAAGGATTGACCCGCCGAGGCCGGTCCTCGGGGTATTGGTCGTCATTATCCGGCGGCGGAGGATCAATGACAAGCCATCCCATGTCTCGCAGCACGCGCAGGGCTTGGGACGTTGTATCCACGAGGTCGTCATGCCTGACCTCAGGGAAGGCGCAAAGCTGATTGACGAGGGGCTCAGCCCAAGATCGAGGGTGGCCTTCGTTCTTCGTGCTCTCCGGAATATACACCCGTCCGGCCTTGATCAGTGGGGCGATCAGGTTGACCCGTTGGACCTTGTCCGCTCCGCCGGGATTGTATGACCGACAGGGTATGTGGGCACGCCCCAGGTCCTGGAGGAGGGAGATGCCGGAGGACTTGTCTTCAACCAGAACCATGTCAGTCTTCTTGCCCTGTCCGAATTCATTGGGGTCGCCATAAACCGTGCCGAAGTCTTCAATTACCTTCTCCTTCAGGTCAGGATATTGCAAGCGCTCTTCCCAGCAATCGATCAGCATGGCGCAAAAGCCTTTGTCTTCGCTGGGCTTGAAGATCCCCCATACGCTACAGGCTGAGGGGTCGTTGATGGTCTTTTCGGTATAGGCGCCGTCGTAGGACTGGACCACGAACTCAAAGCGCGGGAAGGGCTTCTCCGAGGGCCATAGCTTGATCCAGGCGCGTTTGATGATCCCAGCCTCTTCAGGGTCGATGATCTCGGCGTGGATCTCCTGGCGGCCCAGGGAAGTGCCCTCGTACTGCAAGATCTGCTGTTTGAACGTCCCGGCAAGGTTGGCAAGGTTGTCGTAGGTCGAAGCCTGCGTGACAACGACGTCCTCGCCGTCTCGGTTCAGCAGGTCGATGATCAGCGGCTTGGGCTTGGGCGTAGTGGTTACGACGATCCGCGGCTTATCACCCAGGCGGACCGAGAACATGATCTGGTCCCAGGCTGCATCGAGGTATTCCCAGGCTGCCAACTCGTCGCACCAAGCATGGTGCCATTGCGGACCCCGGAAGCGCTCAGGCTCCGAGGCCGGTATGCCCTTGATCAGTGAGCCGTTCGTAAGGACGATCTCGTGCAGGCTCCTCGTGTACTTGACCCGGATCTCCTCGGGCATGCAGTTGAGCAGGCCTGACTCGCCTTCGATCATCGTGTCGCGGATGTCTGCCGAGGTCGGTCCTGAGATCAAGATGCGGATGTTCGGCGTCGTCCAGGCTGTATGCCAAACGTCCTCGGCGGCTGTCCTGGTCTTGCCTGCGCCCCTGCCTGCAAGTAAGAGCCATACCGTCCACCAATTGCCCTTGGGCGGGATCTGGTGCTTGTGCGCCCTCATGAGCCACTTCATCCGGGCTCTGAAGGCTGCCGCTGCTTCCGGGGGTAGCTTCTTCAGCGCCTCCTGGTGCAGGGCAAGCTTGGCTTCAATCCGCTTGCTTTGACTTGCTGTCAGCATTCTGGCGGATGCCGGTCAATTCATCGATCAGGGATTGTGCGACGTCCATCACCATGTCCACTTGTACGGGGCCTTCATCCTTGCCGGTGATCTCGTGCTTAGTCCGGTCGGTGTAGTCCTTGGGGAATCTTGCGGCCATCGAGCGGGACCAGAGCGAGGTGTTCAGGGTCACGCCATCCTTGGTCTGCTTCAAGTGATCCTGGGCTATGTCCTCCCACCATTGGAGGGCTAGTTCCTCTGCATACTCTATGGCGTTTAGAAATTCTTCGTGGACGGAGCACCAAGTCCACATAGTCTTCCTCGTCACCCCTATGGTCGCGGCGATCTGGGCCTTGCTCTTACCTTGGCGGCCCATCTCAATAACCAGTTCACAATATTTGGGATCGTAGTCGGTCGGTCTTCCTGCTGGCATTCTGATTTTCCTTCAAAAATCAAGCACTTACCTTTAGGATACACGAAAAAAACCCCCTGTGGAAGGGGGTAACGTCGTGAGGGGAAGGACCCACAACCAGGAGACACACAGAAAACGCCCCTATTGTACTCCCGCTTCGGGCTGTTTGTACATCCTCATCCTGATAAGGTCCGACACGCCGAACATGCCCACCGGCTCGGCCAGGGTTGCGCAGACTTCCCGCTCCTCGTCGAGTAGCTGCTGGACATATGCGGTTAGCTTATCTACGTCGAAGGCGTACTGCTTGCCCTTGATGCGCTTGCTCTCCAGGTCTTTGATGATTTGCTTTTTAAGATCTTGGTTCATGTTTGCTCCTTTACTTTGGGTGATCGCTCTTCGGTCCAGAATTCCTCTTCGCACTGCTTGCATTTGTGGCGGCGCTCTACGAAGTAATAATGCCTTTCGGGGTTCCAGAATGTTCGGGTCTCGAGGATCTTGGTCTTGTACCCCTGACCCTTTGGGGTTCGGCAGTAAGGGCAGATCATGCCCGCCCCCTTGCTCGTATGGCTGATGCGCATAGCTCTGTTAAACCCTTGGCGTAATACTTCCCTAAGGCTTCTTCCCATTTGTCACACACCTTCGCGCACTCTTCACGCTCATGGGCGGCGACAAGGGCAGCGAAGCGTTCAAGCTGTTCGTCGCTTGCGCCCCAAGTAATGAATGGGTGTGCTGGTTCAGAGAACGCAGCCTCCCGCGCCATGCGGATTATTTCTTCGCGGTCCATCAAAACACCCCGAACCAAATGCCTGTGCCGTGGACGCAGCCCACCGGGAATACAATCGCCCCAGCAATCAACAGCAGCCACTTGGCGCCCTGGATTGAGACAATGACGTGCGTTAACCAAGCCAGGATTACCCAGGCTGTAAATGCGAATCCGAGCATGCCTTCCATTTATTTTCCCCTCGCGTTTCTAATGCGTTCTTCAATCTGCCAATCTAACTCTTTCAGCAGGTCCTCGATTGTGTCGCCATGGCCGGTCGCATATCCGCGGCTGATCATCCACTTGGCCACTTTCTCCCGGTTGACAATCATCGCAACCGCGGCCCAGGTCTGAGCATCGTCCGCCTCGAGCTTGCCCATCAGACCCGTGCTCTCCAGGTACGACTTTGGCTTTTGGTGCGCGTTGTGGTCGCCGCTCATGCTTGACCCCTTGCTCGAATAGCTGTGGCCAAGTGATTACAAGTGTTCGCGTGTTCCATAACGATCCCGTCATGGTCGTCGACTTGCAGCGATATGCTGGTGAAGTTTTCGACCGCAATATCACATAGCCTTGCGCAGGCCTCGCGCTCCTTGGCCACCGCCTCAGCGATCAGGCCTTTGATCCTGTCCTGCTCTTTTTGCCATTCTTCCCGCTGCTTTCTTTCTCGAGCCGCTTTCCACGCCTCGTTGTCTTTGTGCCGCCTGCGTAGCTGGCTGACATACTGCTGCTTATAGCCGGTCTTCTCGGCTATTTCCCTGGTCGTAAGACTTGGGTCCTTCACCATCTCGCGGACGGCGTTATAAAGCTCGGTCGGGTCGTTCATATGCGCTCCTTGATCATTTTTTTAATCCGCTCGGCTTCCGTTTTCGGGATCTGCGCCGTGTCGATAATCCTGCATACCGAGTCCCTTTCCATGCTCAGCAGCAGGTTTGCAAACCGATCGAGATCCTTCAGGTAGGCGATGTATGCCACGTCCTCGATCGTGTCTTTAAGGCCTGCTTCCGAAGCTAGAAGGCGCAGTCTTTTATCGTCCATCGTCGATCTCCACGGTGATTTTGTACTTGCGGCCATTCTCACCCTGGACGCGGACGATCTTCTTAGAACTTAGGTATGCACCCTCCGGCGTAAGGTCCAACTCGATACCGGAAGGGTCCTTCATGAGCCCGTTTGGGTCCCTTTCCAGGGACTCCAGAACGAGCGCGGCAATGTAGTCGCAGTAGATCATCATGGCAGTCAGAACGAAAAGTCGTGGCACTTCTC